TTGGATACATCGGAAAGAATCCAGGTGAACTCGGAAACTCATTAAAAATAGAAACTTTTGCCGCTGACAACACTGGTTCAGTAACAGGATTTGCTTCCTGGCCATTTCAAAATAATTTTGATAGAGCGCCTGGAACAAGTGCGACCGCGACTGCAGATACTTCAACTCATGACGAAGTACACGTAGCTATTGTAGATGAGGATGGAAAGTTTACAGGTACCAAAGGAACAGTTTTAGAAGTATTTCCACATGTATCAGTTGCTGAAAATGCAAAGAATACAGACGGAACTACAAACTATCTAAAAGATGTTATTAACAGAAGATCTCAATACGTATGGGTAGCTGATATTACTCAACTTGGTCTTGGTACTGCGGCTGGAACAGCAACATCTCCAAACAAAAACTATGCTACTGGTAGATCAGCATCACGTGTTCAAACATCTCTAACTGATGGAGATGATGGAGCAGCGTTGACAACTGGTAACTATCAAACAGGATTTGATTTAATTGAAGATCCGGATCTAATAGAAGTCGACTTCTTAATAGCACCTGGAATGAATTCTTCATCTGATCAAGTTACAATAGTTAATGACTTAGTTACTACAGCATCATCTTTGAGAAAAGATTGTGTTGTTGTAACATCACCGAACAGAGTAGCAGTTGTTAATAACGCTGCAAGTGCGGTAGCCGATGTTGCCACAGCAGTTGCTAACTTCACTAAGAGTTCATATCTTATCGTCGATAACAACTACCTAAAAGTTTATGATAAATTCAACGATAAGTTTATCTTCATACCAGCAGCATCATCAACAGCAGGTCTTATGGCCGCTACAGATAGAAATGCTGCACCGTTCTTCTCACCTGCAGGTACACGAAGAGGTCAATACCTTGGAGTTACTGCATTAGCATATAATCCTAACAAATCAGATAGAGATACACACTATAAGATTGGAGTCAATCCTGTAGCGAATCTTCCTGGTCAAGGAATATTACTGTTTGGTGATAAGACTCATCAAGATAGACCATCGGCTTTTGATCGCATCAACGTTAGACGTCTATTTCTTGTACTCGAAAGAGCAATATCTACAGCCGCTAAAGCAACTATCTTTGAATTCAATGATGAATTCACAAGATCAGAATTTGTAGGAATTGTAGAACCAGTTCTTCGAAATGTTCAAGGCAGACGTGGAATTACAGATTTTAAAATAGTCTGTGATGATACTAACAATGGTCCAGAAATTGTCGATACTAATCAATTTGTTGCTAACATCTTCATTAAACCCGCAAGATCAATCAACTTCATCACACTTAACTTTGTTGGAGTAAGATCAGGCGTTGCGTTTAGCGAAGTTGTTGGAACTGTATAAATATTGGTAAGGAGACAATAAAATGGCAATACCTAATATAGAAGCATTTAAAACCGCGCTAGGTGGAGGTGGAGCACGTGCTAACCTCTATCAAGTAACTTGTAACTCTCCAGCAATTCTGCCGTCCCTTCCAGGCTTAGGTGGAAATAATCCAGAGATGAGCTTTCTTTGCAGAGCTGCGCAACTTCCCGCATCAATCATGGGAGTAGCACCAGCATTCTTCAGAGGTAGAACGATTAATCTATCTGGTGATAGAGTTTTCGAGCCTTGGGTTATAACTGTGTATAACGACGTAGACTTTAATATAAGAAGCTCTATGGAATCATGGATGGAAGCTATGAACGCTCATGAGGTCAATACTGGTGAGCAAGATCCAGCCAATTACAAGAGCACTTTAAAAGTTGAGCAGTTGGACAAGAACAATAACGTTCTTTATACATACGATTTCTTTGGAGCATTTCCAACTAATACATCTGCAATTGATCTAGCATATGATGCTAATGATCAGGTAGAAGAATTTTCTATTGAATGGCAGATTGATTACTGGCAGTCTTCAAAAGGAGCATCGGTAGCAGGCATGACCGCCCTACCGTGATGAAAATAGTGAATAAATAAATGTGAGGGGCAGAAATGCCCCTTGCAATTAGAATAAAGGGTCGTTATGGCAGAAGAGAATTCAATTAAGTTATTCGGTTTTGAAATTAAAAGAGCCAATAAGGCTAATGATAAATTAAAGTCTGTAGTTCCGCCTCAAAGTGAGGACGGTGCAGGATATGTTACTGCGTCAGGAAGCTACTATGGACAGTACGTCGATATTGACGGTAACAATGCAAAAGATAACTATTCATTAATAATGAAATATAGAGGAGTCGCTACTCATCCAGAAGTAGATGCGGCTATTGAAGATATTGTTAATGAATCAATAGTAGTAGATGAGGAGTCAGGTGTTGTATCACTTGGTCTAGATGACATCGAAGCTACTGATCAAATCAAAGAATCCATACAAGAAGAATTTAAAGGTATATTATCAATGCTTAACTTTAAAGAGTTAGGTCATGATATATTTAAGAGATGGTATACCGACGGAAGAATATATCACCACTTAGTAGTTCCAGATGGAAATGAAAAAGGTGGAATACAAGAAATACGTTTTATTGATTCACTCAAGATTAGAAAAGTAAAACAAGTTAAAAAAGAAAAAGATCCAAAGACGAATGCTGACATTGTAAAAGAAGTAAAAGAATACTACATTTATCAAGAAAAACCTGGAAACAGTGCGAACAACAATGCTGTTAAGTTTCATGTTGATTCTATTAGTTACGTAACATCTGGTTTGTTAGACGAATCACGTAAAAAGGTTGTTTCACATTTACATAAAGCAATAAAGCCTATTAACCAATTAAGAATGATGGAAGACTCTCTTGTTATCTACAGGTTAGCAAGAGCACCAGAAAGAAGAATATTCTATGTTGATGTTGGTAACCTTCCAAAAGGAAAAGCTGAAGAATACTTAAAAAGTATCATGGTTAAGTTTCGAAACAAACTTGTTTACGACGCAAATACTGGTGAACTTAAAGATGATAGAAAACATATGTCAATGCTTGAAGATTTTTGGCTACCAAGGAGAGAAGGTGGACGAGGAACTGAAGTTACTTCATTGCCTGGTGGTGAAAACTTAGGTCAAATAGATGATATAGTTTATTTTCAAAAGCGAGTATATAAAGCTCTTAACGTTCCTATAAACAGATTAGAACAAGAAGCGCAGTTTAGTTTAGGTAGAGCTACTGAGATATCTAGAGACGAAGTAAAGTTTCAAAAGTTTGTCGATAGACTAAGAAATAAATTTTCTGCTTTGTTTATGGAAATACTGAAGAAACAATTGATTCTAAAGAAAATTATTACTGAAGCAGACTGGGATTCCTGGAAAGAAGAAATAAAAATTGAATACTCAAGAGATAATTACTTTAGTGAACTCAAAGAAAGTGAACTATTAAAAGAAAGAATTCAAACACTTGATATGATACAACCACATGTTGGTGAATACTTTACTAAAGAATGGGTTATGAAAAACGTTCTTAAACTAAGTGAAGAAGAAACTAAAGACTTAGATCAAGAAGTCGATGACGAAAACCAAGATGAAGTTGATAAAGCTCAAGATAATGCTCCTGAAAAAGTAGATAAAGATTCAGATGAAGCATAATGGCAGACATATTAAAATACAGAAAACTAGATGGAACAGAAGTAGAAGTCGCCAATAATTCTACTGTATCTTTAGGTCACACTGAAGCTTCCATTGAATTTACTGTAGATCTAGATCTAGTTGCTGTTTTAGAAGGTGAAACTAGGGGTTGGTTTGGGTCTGTTGGTAGTACTACAAGTGCACCTCAACAATCTGGTGTTTATGGCTTTTCAATATCTCTGTCACAAGGCCAAACTCAAAGCGTTACAATAACTACAGTAGATGCTAAGAGCACACTACTATTGTCTCAAAGTATTTTTTCTAGATTCACAGATATATTTAATATAACTGTTTCAAGAGCAGCGGCACCTACTGATTCTACTACAGACTCTACAGGTCCGAATTTTCTAGTATATCCAGATTCAGATGCAGCGCTAGCGATTGTTAATGCAACTTTTGCGTTGACTGATAGTGCTACAACCTTTGGAATTGTGGATTCTGATTATGTTCATCTGAGACAAAATAGAGACTTTGACTTTCTTACGAATCTTCCAAAGACAATTGATAGTGCAGGAATAACCAGATCTCTGTTTGATTCTGATGTAAGAAAATCTATAAGCTCTGTAGATGCTGGTGGCGATGGAAGTCTAACATATAATAATGCTACTGGTGTTATTACATACACAGGTCCTTCAGCATCAGAAGTCAGAGCACATTTTGGTGCCTCACAGGACTTGGCATATGATGCATCAACTGGTATCTTTAGTATAGATGTTGAAGTAAAATATACCAAAGACAACTTTGATTCAGATCTTAGAGATCGACTTACTACAACAAATACTGACTCCATTGCAGAAGGATCTAATCTATACTTTACAACACAAAGAGCAAGAAATACCATAAACGTTGCAGATCTTGGTGGTGATGGATCACTTACTTACGATTCTGCTAAAGGTAAATTAAGTTATACAGGTCCACTTTCATCTGAAGTCAGAGCACACTTTACTGGTGATAAAGGAATAGTATACAATAATGGTTCTGGTGTCATAAACATTGACTCTGGTAATATAAGAGGAATGTTCTCTGCAAGTGGAGACTTAACTTATAATAGTGCCACAGGTCAATTTAGTTTTGACGTTGAACAAGTCTATACAAAAACAAACTTTGATTCAGACTTAGGTGATGCAAATACTGGGCAACTGCCTGAAGGAACCAATCTTTATTATACAACTGCTCGAGCAGATTCAGCATTCGACGCTTCTTTTGCACTAGCATCTACAGATAGTTTATCAGAAGGATCTACAAATCTTTATTATACAACTGCTCGAGCAGACAGCGCAGCTCGAAGTGCAATGATTGCTGTTGATGCGGGCGGTGATGGATCATTTGCTTACGATTCAGCGACTGGAAAATTTACTTATACAGGACCAAGTGCTACAGAAGTTAGATCTCATTTTTCTGCTCAAGGAGATCTTACTTATGATTCTTCAACAGGCGTTTTTCAATTTGATGTAGAACAAGTTTATACAAAAGCAAACTTTGATTCAGATTTTAATGTTGCTATTGATTCGGCAACAACATCCGATTTATCAGAAGGCTCTAATTTATATTATACAACGACGCGTGTTGATAGTGACTTTGATGCTCGACTTGCGATAAAAACTACTACCAATTTAACAGAAGGAAATAATCTTTATTATACAACTGCTAGAGCAGATAGTGCGGCTCGAAGTGCTTTGATAGCTGTTGACGCTGGAGGTGATGGATCTTTTACTTATGATTCAGCCACTGGTAAATTTACATACGTAGGTCCTTCTGCTAGTGAAGTTAGATCTCATTTTTCTGCTCAAGGAGATCTAAGTTATGACTCGACGACTGGTGTTTTCCAGTTTGATGTAGAACAAGTTTATACTAAAGCAAACTTTGATAGTGATTTTAATGTTGCTATCGATTCTGCCTCTACTAGTGATTTATCTGAAGGAACTAATCTTTATTATACCAACGCAAGAGCTGATGCAAGAGTTAATTTACAAACTGGTGCTAATTTAGACTTAAGTCAAAAGTCGACGTCAGATCTTTCAGAAGGAACAAACAAATATTATACAAAAGTTAGAGTTGACAGTGATTTTGATGCTTCATTTGCTTTAGCATCTACTGATAGTTTATCAGAAGGATCTACTAATTTATATTTTACTAATGAAAGAGTTGATGATCGAGTAGGTGCATTGATAACTGGTGGTGTAAATGTTACAGCAACTTATGATGATGCAGCTGGTACACTAGAAATTAAAGTTCCATTTGAAAATATTGATGATAGAGTCGGAAATATTTTAACTGCAGGTAGCGGTATCAATATAAACTATGATGATCCAAACGCTACTATTACAATTGCTAATACACTTAACACAAGTGATTTTCCTGATTCTGCCTTTGTTACATCTAGGCCTGTGTCAACGTTTACAAATGATGCTTTGTATTTAGACAGTACTACTGCACAAAATCTTATTAATGCATCTTATATACAATCAAACCAGATACAATATAACACCAGTGACTTTCTAGATAGCACTACCATTACAGGTGTTGTTAATAATACTTACGTTCAAGCAAGGCAGGTAAAATATAATACAAGTGATTTTACTGACTCAGCTTTTGTTACAGGACTTCCTGTAAGCACATTTACGAATGATAAAAATTATTTAGACAGCACTTATGCTGCGGCATTGATTGATTCAGCTCATATTAAAGCAGTTGTTGATTCTGCATACGTTCAACTAATACAGGCAGACCTTCAAAGAGACTCTTCTTTTATTTCTTCGATAGTTACTGGTGGCACTTTAAATATGGGTGCAAATAATATTATTACAACTGGAAAAGTCCTTTTTGCTAATGTATATTCTCAGTTAAGTGATCTTCCTAGTGCTAGTACTTATCATGGAATGTTTGCACATGTACACGGTACTGGAAAAGCTTATTATGCTCATGCTGGCGCCTGGGTTGAGCTTGCGAATAACAGTCAATTATCTAACTCAGCAAACTGGAATACTGCTTTTGGTTGGGGAGATCATGCAAGTGCAGGATATCAATTAGCCGCTACTGCTCTAGATTCTGCAATGGTTTACAGATTTACTATTGATTCAACTCGAACTACTGCGTTAGTTGATGCAGCTTATGTTCAGGCCAGACAACAAAAATATAATACAAGTGATTTTACAGATTCTGCATTTGTAACTGGATTGCCAATCAGTACATTTACAAATGATGCAAATTATTTAGATAGTACGACTGTAACTGATGTTATCAATACCGCGTATGTTAGAGCTAGACAAGCTCTTATAGATTCAGATCTAACAAAATTATTGGTTGACTCTGCTTATATTCAATTAAGAGATAGATTTCAAGATTCATCTTTAGTAACTTCTACTGTTGACTCTGCCTATATCAATGCTAGAGTTTCTACAGTTGATTCTGCACAAGTTCAGGCTATAATTGATAGTTCATATTTAGAAGTAATTATTGATTCTGATTATGTTACAGCAAGAGCAGGAGTTATTCTTGACTCTGCTTCTATCGCTTCGGGTGTTATACTTACGACAGTTGATACTGCTTACGTTCAAGCTAGACAGCAAAAATATAACACAAGTGATTTTACTGACTCAGCTTTTGTTACAGGACTTCCTGTAAGCACATTTACGAATGATGTGAAGTATCTTGACAGTACAACAGTTCAAGGAGTTATAAATGCTGCATATGTTCAGGCAAATCAAAACGATTATTTAGATTCCACTTTAACATCACAACTTATTGATTCTGCATATATTGCTTTAAGAACAACCGCAGGAACTGATTCAGCCACAGTTATTGGATTAATTGATTCAGACTACGTGTCAAGTAGAGTTGTTGCTTTTGCTAATCCTATATTTACAGAATTTAAGTATATAACTGAATCGGCTGGACAAGTTGTATTTGAAGGAAATGATGCAAACGGAAATGCGCTATCCATCGAAACTGGAAATCATGCTGTCTTTGTAAACGGTATAAGACTCCTCCCATCTGATTTTACTGCTGATGTTACTAATAATAGGATTACTCTTGATTCTACAGGATCAACTTCAGATGAAATTGTAATTAGTACTATAAAAGGAAAGAATGCTCTTGCTGGAATATCCATAATTGATTCTGATTATATAGCATCAAGAACTATAGCGGTCGCGCAACCACAGTTTGTTAACTACAAATATAACGCCAATGGAAATCAAACTGAATTTGGTGGAGGAGTTGCAGATGTAAACGGACAGACAGTAGCATTATCACCTGGTAACTTTACAGTATTCTTAAATGGTATTAAACTATTAGACTCTGATTTTACCGCAAATACGTCAACTAACGTTATAACACTTAGTTCTGGTGCCACTCTTAATGATGAATTAGTAATTCAAACTATCATAGGACAAAATGCAGTCGCTGGAGTTTCTGCAGTTGACTCATCTTATGTTCAATTAAGAGTTCCTGCTAGTTACATACAATCAAAACAAACAAACTTCTTAGATTCATCATTAACAAGTCAGTTGATAGACTCAGCATATATTGCTCTGAGAACAACTGCTGGTACTGATTCTGCCACAGTTATTGGATTGATAGACTCTGATTATGTTGCGGCGAGAGTAACTGGTGTTGTTACACCACAATTTACAGACTTTAGATATAAAGCAGATTCAGGTCAAACATTATTTTCTGGTGCTGATCTTGGAGGAACATCTTTAAATTTAAGAACAGATAATTTTAACGTATTCTTAAATGGAATAAAATTAATTGACTCGGATTTTACTGCAAATATTTCTAATAATACTATAACATTAACTGAAGGTGCAGATAGCGGTGATGATCTTGTCATTACTACAGTCGAGGGAGATGTAATACCAAGTGATGCTACTGTTATTGATTCAGCGTATGTTCAAGCAAGACAAGAAGGAGTCAATGCAACATTTAAGGACTATAAGTTTGTTGCTACAGCAAATCAAACAGTGTTTTCTGGTAATGACGCAAATGGAGCAGCATTAAGTTTTGAAACAAATAAGTTTCATATATTGCTCAATGGAATAAGACTAGACGCGTCTGACTTTACAGAAAGTGCAGATAATAATAAAATTACATTAGCAACAGGTGCTGCAGTATCGGATGAACTAATAGTAAGTACCATAGGAACAGAAAAAACTACTACACTTACATCAATAACAAGTACCGTTGATTCAGCGTATGTTCAGGCAAGACAAGCAGATATTTTTAGAGATTCGGCTTACATAGCTAATATAGTCGATTCAGCTCTTGGAACTATTAACGTTATTGGTCCTAATGGTCCAATCGTTATTGGTTCATCTACACCTGAAACAACAATATCTGGTGGCACTCCTGCAATGCAAGTTGTTGGTTCTGGCTTTGACGGTACACAATCAATAACAAGAAGAGACAACGGACAGTATGGACCTTCTTTAATGCTCGCAAAAAGCAGAAACACAACATCTGGAAGTCATACTATAGTTCAAGACGGTGATACGTTGGGCGGTGTAATTTTTATCGGTGATGATGGAACTGATCTAGACACTTATGGCGCCAGTATTACAGCTAAAGTTAATGGAACTCCAGGCGCTAATGACATGCCAACGAGTTTACATTTTAATATTAATAGGGGGACAAGTACTCCTTATGAAGCAATGAGAATAAATCATTTCAGTGCGACAGATGGTTACTTGCATCCTCGAATCATGACTGGATGGAACACTACCGGAGGTAATACAAGAGATGTGGCAATGCATGTTGCTGGTCACAGATACTATTTTCCAGCATTGGCAATAGAAGACTACGATCCTTATACACAGTATTCAGGAACGTTTGTGTTATTTTATAGAAATAATACTCATGCTGGTTCAATTACTAGTACATCTGCATCATCAGTAAGCTATGGAACAAGCTCAGATTATAGAATGAAAAGTAATGTTGCAGATTTAGACAGTGCAATAGATATAGTAAAAAGTTTAAAACCAAAGAAGTTTAAATGGAAGAGTGAAGACAGCGCGGATTATGATAATCCTTTTGTAATGGGATTCATAGCGCATGAAGCTGACAGCGCGATACCACTGAGTCAAGGAATAGTCATAGGTAGTAAAGATGAAACAGATAGTCATGGAAATCCTAAGATGCAATCAATGGACTATGGTAAGATGACACCACTAGTAGTTAAAGCATTACAAGAAGCTTTAGAAAAGATAGAAACCTTAGAAGCAAAAGTTGCTGCGCTTGAAGGAGGAGGATAATGAGCAGAGCAAGAGATATTTCAAATTTTTCATTACAAGATAGTAGACTGTCAAATGTAGATTCTGATTATATAGAACCATTGCTAACACCAATTCATATATCAGGCGATGTTGCAATGATTGGCAGAACGTCATCTTCCTCCGCCACAGCAGGAGCACAATTTTCTGCTGACGGCAATAATATTGTAAGAGATGGTCAGTCTGCTTTAACCATAAAAAGACTGACTTCTGATGGTGATATTGCTACATTTGCAAAAGACGGCAGCACTGTAGGAACCATTTTCAATGGTGGTGGTAATCTTGGAGTAAATAGTGCTGGTGGCTTGCTTCTTGTGAATGATATTATTACTCCAACAAGTGGTGATGATAATACACACGACCTTGGTAGGCCTTCAGCCAGATGGAATAACCTCTACCTATCAGGTGGTGTATTTGTAGGTGGCACTGGGCCAGGAAATAAATTAGAGGACTATGAAGAGGGAACTAGGTCATCAAGTTCTGTGAATGGAATAACAGCATCAACTAACACAGTAACTGGACACTATACTAAAATAGGCAGACAAGTAGTTGAACATATTAAAGTAGTTATTTCTGGAAAAAGTGGAGGAAGTGGTAATCCTTGGATATCTTTAAGTTTTACGCCAAGTGCAACTGTAGGAACTTCTGTTAAGCAAGGTGGTTCTATAGGAATGAATACTGTTATTGCTAGTTCTACTTTTCTTAATACTGGTTATATGGGAACATATGGAGGTAATCCTTCAGTTTACGCAAACGACTATCAACAAGGTTATTATTCTTCTGGAAACTGGGGCAATGGAACTTTAGTTTTTACAGTAATATATGAAGCAGATTAGGAGTAGATAAATGGCGATAACAAAAGAAACAATACAAGATAAAATAGAAATTGTAGGTGACTTTAAACACATTCAAGTTCGAACAGCAACAATAATAAAAGAAGATGGTGTAGAAATATCACGCTCCTTTACTCGTCACGTTGTTTCACCAGACAGCGACATTTCAGGCGAAAGTACAGAAGTACAAGCAATTTGTAATGTAGTACATACTGACGCAGTAAAGTCTGCATATGCTACATTTAAAGCTGCTCTTGAAGGAGGAGGATAGTGAGTAGAACAAGAGATTTTGCAGATTTAATAAACGGAATATCAGCAGCTAAAATCACTAGTGGCTCTTTAGATGCTGCTCGTTTATTAAATATAGATTCTGACTATATACAATTAAGACAGGCTACTGCAGATCTATCTAATCTTAACGCAAGTAATCTAACATCTGGTACAATACCAGATGCAAGAATATCTAGTGGATCGGTTACTCAGCATGTCAGTGCTGTTACAACAGCAGACGGAACTTGGTCACCCACAATAAGTGCTGGTAGTATGTCTGTTGATAGTGCTAGATATGTTAGAGTCGGAAATTATGTTCGTGTAACATGTTGGATTTCTCCCACAGGAATACCAGCTTACAACCAAACAGTTTGGACTATAGGTGGATTACCTGTTACACCAAAAAATACTGGAACTTCAGATGATGTTGTTGGGTGGGGTCAGTTCACTGGGTCGGGAGGTAGCACGAATGCTTGGGTTTTATCTGGTGTAAACACAATATATGTTGGGCAAGCTACTCGTGCCGCTAATGCTTCTAATACAGGGAACAATACAAATACAACTATGGCACCTTCTCACTTAGCTGTTCAGTATAATTTGTATTCATGGCATGAAAACAGCGCCGATAGACATTGGCAACTAAACATGAGTTACTTTGTATAGGAGAGAATTACCACTATGAGTAGAACAAGAGATCTTTCAAAATTAATAAACGGAATTGCTGCTGATAAGATTACTAGTGGTACGTTTGCTGATGCTCGTTTGTCAAGCTCATCAGTTACACAACACGTAGACTTGTCAAGTATTGATTCCGATTATATTCAGTTAAGACAAGCAACTGCAGATCTATCTAATTTAAATGCTTCTAACCTTACTTCTGGAACTATACCTAATGATCGATATGGAACACCAACATTTAATGGCAGTAATTTAACTAATATGTCTGTTTCGTCTACCACTGGGTCCTTCACTCTTGGACACAGCCATGTTTCTCTAAATGTTACTTCTGCTCGATATATAAAAGTTGGGCGAATTTGCACAGTTCATGCTTATGGAAAAAACACAAGTGTAACTTCTGGTGGCGGTGGTGGTATAACATACTTTACTGGCTTACCTTTTACGGCATGGAACTCTGGTACTGTTGTAGGTGGAGGTAATATGTCTTATAGACACAGATATGGTTCTGTTGGAGGTTGGAATATAGTTATACATAGCAACAGTACAAACATGTATATACGATATGATGGTGCGGAAAATGATACTGGTGATGATGGTTCTACTGAAATGATGCAAAAAGAAGATTGGCAGTCAAACAACAAATATTTTGTTTTTACAGCCACTTATATTACAGCGAGTTAATAGGAGAAATAAATGAGTTATACAACAACAAAACATCAGTATTCAATAGACGTATTAAGAACATCTGATAATCATGCTTGTGGATTTATGGCAAAGAAGATGAATTTTGAGGGTGACGAAATAGATTCATCTGGAAACGTCATAAAAGCTGGAGCAGGTTGGATAGAATCTGATTACAACTGGGATACTGAACTACAAAGAGTTTTTGGAGAGGTAAACACTGATCTTAAAACAGAAATAGAAAATCATTTTACAGACGATCGTAAAGCAGCTTACGCAACTTATTTAAAAGGTGGATAATGACAAGAGCCCGAGAAATAGCAAAGTTAAATAGAAACATATCATCAAGTTTGATTACAGGTGCTATTCCTGATAGTTTACTTACTGGTGTGGATTCTGACTTGGTGCAACCATTGATTCCACATTCATACATTCAAGACAGAGAGGCTGATTTAGAAATCGTTGAATGGAACATAGGAAACAATAATAATAAATCAGTCAATACTTGGTACGATTTCACTACAACCTTGTCAGCAGGAACATGGTTGCCATTATACAGAGGATACATGTGGTATTTTGAAAATCATGGTAGCTCTAACATAGAAGGAGCTTATATGCAAGTCATCTACTTAGGATCAAGTACTCAAGGAGAACAGTATGGGAATGGGTATACTGTTATGCATAAGTGGGGAAATGCTTCAAACTCTATAGGTGATACTACTTCTATTGTTTTTCCAAAGTTTACTATAGCTTCTTCTTCTACCATTTATTCGAGTTGGAGAGTTAGTGAGTATGGAAGTAGTAGTAATTATTGGATTAGAATGAGTCCCAACCGCGGTTGGACATTTGTGAGGCTAGCATAATGGAAAACCCACCAATTTGGACACCAACAGATAGTGATAAAAAAGCAACTATAGATATGATACTAGTAAGACAGTTTCCTAACGCTAAGTATAGATTTTTAAATAACGAATTGGTATGGGAAGATTCAAGTCCTCAACCAACAGATTCAGACTTACAAGAAAGAATGAGAAAGTTTGATAGCGATCAAGGATTAACATAGTATGGGACTACAAAGAATGACAATGCAAAACGCCGTGAACAGAGAATTTTTAAATATTCAAATTCAAAGAGGACAGATACTTGGCAATGGAAGAATAGTTGTTGCGACTGAATCACATGTTAAAAAGTATTTTTTTAATCCAAAGGTGTTTCCTGACACAAAAAAATGTACACAAATGATGAAAGCTTTTCATCCAGATCTTTTTGTTGATTTTTATGAAGGCGAATACATATGTGTAACAATGAATAGAATAGATTGTTTAGGCGGTGATCATAGATGTAAAGCTAATCAAAGTGGAGATTATAGATCAAATATAAAAAATTATTTGAAATTATATCCGTTTTTTGGTAATAGAATATGCAAAAGAGATTTGACACCTAATAACTTACTTTACAGAAAGTCTGATTTAAAGTTTTATATAATAGACTGGGATAACGTCGCATATTTTGAAGATGATGATCAATGCTATAATTTTTATAAAGAACAGTTGTGCGACTGGAGATGGACTGATTGGTTTGAGTTAGATAGGAAAGAATTAGAAGAAATCTTTCAAGAAGAATGGAAAATAATTTCAAGTTAGAAGACCAAACTTGTATAAATAATCTAAAATATGGAGAATTTTATGGAAAATGAAATAATTGAAAACAGTGACGAAATAGATACAGAAGATACTGATATGCAAGATGAAGATCAGGTTGTAGATGAAGTTGAAGATACTGAAATGGAAGCCGATGAAATAGAACCAGAGGCTGAAGTTGAAGTAGATCCTATTTCTGAACTTATAGGTTCTATTGAAGCAAAAGATTACGTTTCTGCAAATAGTACATTTAATGATATACTAGGGCAAAGACTACAAGATGCATTAGAAGCCGAAAAGGTTGCTATTGCTGACACTCTATATAACGATACACCGCCAGATACTACAGATGAAATTTCAGACGAAGAAATAGAAGATACTGAAGAAGATAATACAGCACAATACGAAGAAGAATCTGTAGCCGCAGCATGAACTTCACAGATTTAAGAAACTCTTTAACTGAGAATAAAAAACTCAAGTTAAAGGGAACCACGATCGAAATAAGGAAAGTCGGTCGAATGTACCGTGCTATGGTGGACGGTGATAAACTAGATGATTATGCAACTGAAATGCAGGCCATGAAAATGGCTAAAGAGTTTATAAAGCAATATAAGGGAAGATAGATGAAACTAATTACTGAATATACGCAAAATGAAATCCAGTGCATGGTCACCGAAGAAAAAGGCGGTAAAAAGAATTACGTCATCGAAGGCGTATTTGCACAGGCTGAAAAAGAAAATAGAAACAAAAGGTTCTATCCTAAAAGTGTATTAGAACCTGCTGTTGAAAAGTTCGTAAAAGAACAAGTAACTACAAATA